AACCGAAGGGCGATACCGTAGGCGGAACGAGCGATTGAGATAACAGTGTCATTCTTGCCCGTTACCGTGACATGAATACCAGGGTGCGAAGGGTCGAACCGCTCAAAGAAAGCCTCGGCTACCTCCACCTCTTTCGCTCGGATGGTGAGCTTCACAAAGCTCAGGTCTTCTGCTATGTCAAATTTCATCCTCCTTACTCCTTAGTTGCTTCATCATATCCTCGAACTCTGCATCTCGACTATCGGCGATAGCGTCACCGGGGTGACCGTAGCTGGCGATAAGCCAGTCGATGTCTCGGTGCAGGTCTTGGATGTCGTAGTTGTAGCAGTTTCGGCAGTGATTTTTCTCTCGCCTGATAAGCCAGAAGAGTGAGTCGATTAGCCGAATGACTAGCTTACGGTCATTGATGTACGCTTGGGTAGATAGCATGAAGCTGCGATTACCACCCAAGCACCAGTTGAGAAACTTACCAATTCCATCCATGCCGTTTAACATGGGTCTATTCTAACACTTTTAACACTTTTATCTCTACTGGTTGGTTCTTCACCCACTCGTCAATAATATGTTGAGCGTGTTCGATGGTTTCAGGTGACAAGTTTAGCTCTAGTTCGCAGATTATTTTAGTCATACTACTTATCTTTAAAAGGCTTTTTACACAAACAGCACCGATGAGCGCCCTCAATCCCACAAGGACTATTTTGGGATGGACAGTGGGTGTGGTCGTTTTTAGAATACCCAGCTAAGTCCTTGCTATCCCAAATTTGCATAAGGGTTTCGTCTACTTCGTTATCCCACTCGTCAAACTGCTTTAGGCTTTTATCTGTGTTGTATCTGATTCTAAAGCCCAACCCCAGTAGGGTAAGCTCAAATTCGTAGCCATGTGCCATGCTCTCTTTTTCAAGGTGACAGTGAAAAAGAGTCCATGTGTACCAGTTGTACTTGTCAAAGAGTTGTGTCCATTCGTTGTGTAGCTCTAAGAGCCAGTGTTTTGATTCTAGTGTCATACTAATTAGTGTTATTCAACTATTTTTCTAATGGCTTTCACTTTTTTGCCTTCTTCAATTAGCTCAATATCTTCTTGCCTTAAATCATACATAAACTTCTTTTTGTCGTTATCAGTAATTCTTCCCATTATTTCATTGGCTTTTACTAAGAAATTCATGTTTCGTTCCTCCATTTTGCACAGTCGTTCCTCCATTTCTTTTATTCTTTTTTCTAATTTATTGTTGAACATACTACTTAGGGTTATTGGGTTGAGTGCTAGTAAGGTCATTCATTTCGTTTGTATCTCGCATGTAGCTGAATGGTTCTGGCTCTCTGTAAACCCACATAGCGTACATGCTGTCTTTAAACGCTCTCCAAGCTTGAGATAATGTCATACTACTTGTTATTGGTTTGAATGAGGGCTTGTAATTGTGTCTTTATATACTCATCTAATTCACTATCTGTACCTCCCGCAAACTCTCTAATGTCTTCAAGAATATCTGCACTGCATTTCCAAACATTCTCCACCATCTCCTCACACCTCTGGCGTTCGGCTAGTTCGATGATTTGGGGGAGGACAGCTTCTACTTCAGTGAGGGCTTGGTTGTAGCCTTGGGCGTAGCTCTTATCTGTGGTGTCGCCCTTACCTTTTCTGGCACCAAGTTTGTCTAGTTTCCACGTCTCAGGCATCAAGTCTTGTATTTCTTGGGGGATGATCTTTTCCACACTTTTTTGTTTGTTAGTCATACTACCCATGCCAAATTACATAGCGTACAGCGTGAGCTATTACAAACGCTACGATAAAGATTAGTAATGCGAGGGTGGCGAGGTCCCATAGTTTGTCATTCATATTAGTCTTGAATTACGTCCTCATATTCACAATCAGGACAAGGTTTATAATCGATTACATCTACTTCAAAGTTGTCACCATCTCCAATGACTTCAACTCCTCTATCATTGTTACATGTTGGGCAGACATCTTCACTAACATCTGGGGATAACTTTTCCCATACCAACCGCCAGTCATCTCGGAAAGACTCCAACCGCTTTTTAGCAGCGTCGATGTCTTCCTGTAGATCTTCTCTAGTAACTGTTGCAATATGTAACTTAAGTTCTGGTCGGATAATACGTGGGTCGTACACCACAAAGTCTAGTTCCTGCATATCCTCACACACCAAGAAGTAGTTGATGACTTGCCACTTGTATTCGCTCGGAATACCACCCTCGGCGCGATACTTCACCGCCACCTTGGTGCTCGGGCATTTTACCTCCACCCCCTTAACGTACTTCTTACCTCTTTTGATTAATCTATCAGGACTTAATCCTAGGTAGGTCATCTTCTTGCTGACACAGAACCCAACCTCTTCAGTCTTTACTCCTGTCTGCTCCTCGTATAACTCCACTGCCTCTGCCTCATGGTCGGTGCCCCACTGCATGGCGGGTGTGCGGTACAGCTCCTCGGCCCGACCGGATAATTGCTCTGCGACTAGCTCGTAAACTAACGTCTTTTGGGCTTGCTTACCGCCCATCACTGACTTAAGCCTAGTCCCGGTTATCATTCCTAACCGCAAACGTAGCCATTCGCCAGTGCCTTGGGCAACATTATGTATTTTCATATATCCCCATACTAGAACTAGCGGAGGAATAAGTAAAGAGTTATACTGGGGATAGTCCACAAGGGACTTAATAACAAGGTTTAATCAATAAATATATTTAATATATGTCACTTAACAAACCAACAGAAGGACGAACATTCGTTTCCTTTAAGCCGTCAATCGGGATGCTTACTGTCAAATCAGATGAAAGTAACCCTGAAGCAATACCACGAACTTATGAAGACCCAAAAACTAAAGAAAAGAAAACCGTATATGAAATACGTTACAAGTCACTTAACGGTAAAATTGTTGGCTCAGAAGTAGACACAACTGGCGATTACGGACCCCAGCTTAAACTAACTATCCGAGACGATGAAGATGTTGTCTTTGCCTTACCACTTGATAAAAGCTGGGGACAAAAAATCGCAGAAACTGTCCCGAACATTGATTTAAAAAAAGAGGTCTACATTAATGCTTACCCCGACTTCACAGCAGCCGATGGAACTGAAGTGAAAGCTGGTGTTTCAATAAAGCAGAATGGAGAAAAAGTACTATCTAAGTTTAAAACTTATGATGAGACTAAAGGGGAATGGAAAACTCATGGGGGTTTCCCAGAAGTAGACCAATCTGCTATTCCAGACAAGGTGAAAGAAAAAATTAAATCAACAAAGTTCTGGAATGATTACAACTATGAAGTAATGGAGTTCTTGTCAGAATATATGACAAAGAATCACACTATGGAAGTACTGCCACCTACACCTCAAACAGAAGGAGGGGAAACAGAAGCCGAAGAAGTCCCTTTTGAGTAAGGGCAGGGATACAATTCACCATACAACAAAAAGCCCCTCGACCTGGGGCTTTTTGCAATTAATTCATATCATCTTTGAATCACCCGTCAGGATGATTCAGGTCGTGGACATGGAGGGCGATGATGGCGTAGTGGATAACTTTCAGTAAGTCCTTGCGGTTGTAGCCAGCCTTCTTACCGTAGCGTTGGCAGTATTTAATACAGTTCCCTAGAGTGAAACCAATACCGTGTCCTTGGTCAATGATGAACTCAGTAGTTTGAATATTAGACTGGCCGTAATGCTCACCATAGGTAGCATCAATGTACTCTTGTATCTGCTCCATTAGTTCCCCCTCATTGTATTTGTATTTCATGTAACATTCCTATTAGGACCCTGGGCTCTCTTAGTCAGGTGGTAGCACCGACAGGGTTTGCATTTATAAATATATAATTTGATTTTAAACTTATGAGCCATGATGTCACGCACATGGCGCGCCTTGCGTAGCTTGTGATACTTCCGCTTCCTACAGCCGGAACTTTCTTTCATAGGTTCCGTTATTAATATCACAGATCACATCCTTATTGTTATCGCTGATGGTGCACACGATAGCGTCAGCGTCACCAAGGAAGATGTAATCTAAGGGATTACGCCGGCCCATATCAGGTATCTTGTAGCCAAACTTACCATTCTCCACTTGCTTCAGCGCTTTCTTCTGGTGCTCCTCTAGTTTATTGTTCCCATATTTCACCTCCAGCGCCCAGTTGCGGTGCGGGTGGTACTTCTTGAGTTTATTAACTACCTTAAGAGTAAGGTCTGCTTCTTTCTTATTCATCTTCTTTGGCAAGATATTTAGCGGGGATGAAATCAAGTCCTTTTTTGACGGCATTATAAACCATTTTATCACACCGGCCTGCCAGCAAGTAGTAGTATTTGAGTGGCTTTAGGGCATTTATCCGCTTGGTACGCCCACACATTTGAATGTAATCTCTGGCCCCGTAACTCATACTGGCGAATATCATCACCGCAAAGCTGGGTAGCTCAAAGCCGGCCCCTACCTGAGCCTGAATAATAAGATAGCACTCATAAGAAGCCTCTGCGTCCTTGATGACTGCTGCCACATCCTTTGTTCGGCCGTCCAGTACAAACGTCTCACGTTCTTTAGAGAGTTTCTTTTCCAACTCATTAATTTGGTCTCGGTACTTGCAGACAACAACAACCTTTCTATATCCTCTTGCTGCTTTTGTAATAGCCTTATGCTTCTCGCCTTGCTCCAGGCGGTGGTCAGCAGCGAACTGCGCCGCTGGCTCCCACTCTTCGTTTTGTTCATAGTCGGGTTCTTTTAACTTAATAATCTCATGCGTCTCTGGCGGTAAGTCCACCAAGTCCTGCATAAGTGCCGTGTAGCAGTACCTATCGATGTACTTCGGCATCATCTTCTGCCACCCTGGTTTTGGCAACCACGCGGGGCGTGGTAGGTAGGGCATGTTAGTAAGGGCGTAGAAGCGGTCACGGTACTTAAGCCAGGTGTCCTTAGTGGCTGGTATCTGGCGACTTAAGACTAGCAGGGTGTGTAAGTTCGCCGGGGTGCTGCGGACTGGGGTAGCGGTCAGCAACAGTACGTCAGCTTCAGGGTGTGACAGGATATAGTCGAAGAGTGCCTCGGTCCGTTGGCTTCGCTTCTTAGCTTCAAACAAAGGACTGGCCATCATATCTGCTTCGTCTACGATGATGGCAGTAGGTTTGTTTGGTAGTTCGCCTTGCTTGTAGGCTTTTTTAAACTCTTCAAAGGTGTAGACGATTAGATTAGGCCCCCGCCAGTCTTCCTTAATTTGCTTGGGGCAAATAATCACGGGACATTCGCCTCGCTTTTCAGGTTGCACCCAAAGCCTGGCGGCATGTGACTTACCAGTTCCAGTCTCCCAACACAGAATAGCCCCGTTGGGGTTGTCGTCTAGGAACTTTTGCTGGTGGGGGTAGAGGTTCATTACTTCCGCTTATGAATCCGCGCTCGGTGAATCTTCAATCCCTTTGGGTTAGTGGTAAAGAACTGACAACTCTTATACCCGCAATGTAGCAACGGCTTATCTTCTTCTAATAATGTTTCCTTTGACTTCACTTCTGGTTCGCGCTGGAACCACTTAAATATATTGAACATATTATTCCCTTAATCTTTTAATTCCTCTAGTCTCAGAGTAGCACAAAGCGCGGTAAAGTCATCATTATTATCCACAGCATTACCCCTCATCCACTGCAAATACCATTCATCATCAATATCTGATAGCGGTTCATCGACATATTTACCAGCCGACATCTTCACAAATTTAGGAGCCAATTTATACTCACTTCCATCCTCGTAACACACCGTCTTACCATCCAAACACCACCCCCAGATATTCCCCCTTAATTCTCGTATTTCTACCATGATTCATCGATGGTTAATTGGTCCATTGGCTCCAGCTTGCGTACCAAATCAATCAAACCGCGGTTGGTAATCATGTACTCCCTCGCCCTGGTGTCCTCTTCGTTAGCTAGCGTGATAATCTTCAACACAGGGCAGCAATCGCCCGGCAGTAAGCCCTCCGCTTGTCGTTAGCCATACTGTACGCCGTCCACTCAATCCCCCTAATAAATTCTGGTGGCAATGGTGCCGACGGGTCCTCCTGCAAGCAGTGCATACCAAGAGCCAAGTAGGATAGTTGCTTCATTACCCGAAACGGCATCTCCGGCTCGGGTAGTTCATCGACTAGGCCACTGCGCTCGTCAATGTGGATAGGCGACCGCAACAGCGAGAAGTGCTTAGCTGAATCAGAAATGGCTGCCTTAGTATCAGCGTGTAGCTCGGGCAACTCCTTCACTCCAGTCTGCAACAACGGCAACAAGTACTCGCGCAACACATCGGCAAGCTTTTCATTCAAAGCCTTGCTCGTCGTTGGATTCTCCCCGATAAAATCCACCGCCTTATCAACGTCAATCGGCTTCATGCGATAGCTAATAAAGCGCTCACCCATGTCGGCCACCTCACTGAAGTGGCGGTAGATACTCGGGGTGCTACCAGCAATCATGCCGAGGTAACCCGTCCACGTCACATCTTCCTTACGGTTACCACTACTCTTAGAGAAGTGCCCGTCGTACAACATGCGGAATTGACTGAGAATTTCGCCTCGCGCCTCGGCGTTCTTAGAGAAGAGCACCGTTAAATCATCCATTGATAAGATACCCGCGTCCCCCACCCGGCCTAATAGGGAGCCTTCGAGCCCTAACGAGCCAGACAGGAGCGTGTTGGGGGTAAGGTCGTCTATGCGGTGGATAAAGGTGTCATGCGCCATTGCAAACGGGCGGATAAGTTGACTCTTTCCACCACTACTAGGACCAATCACCGTCAACCACACCGGGTCACCAATCTGTAGACTATTGGCCACTATCGAAGCTAGCACCACGTTGATCAGGTTCGGGTCTTCGAGATACATGAGTTTGTTAAACTCGGTGTGTAGTTCTTGGAGGGTCATACCTTATCATTTAAATCCTTAACCGCCCTCTTGAAACCAACACCGTTAATCTCCATATAAAAGTTAATGGCGTCAGCGTACTTGCCACACGCAAAGCAGTAGCAGCTATTAGTCTTCGGGTAGTAGTGCATGGAGGGAGTGTTGTCGTTGTGCCAGAGGCAACGCGCCTTGCCCTTCGTGAACTGCACCAAGTTAGGTATCGGGTAGCTCTTAGCCTTTAGCACCTTATCGTCACCATCATAAGACGCCTGGCTGTAGCTGTTCTTGCGGAGGTCCTGTTGCATTTCATCTAAGTAGGCTTCGTGGAAGCGCACGGATAGCATTCTCCAGGAATCTCAGGCACTAGCAAGACGCTCGCTTCGGGTAGCGACTTCAAGACTTTCACCATGCCCTTGGCGCCGGCGTCGTCGTTGTCGAAGCAGATGTAGACCTTTGCGTATTGTAAATCAGTTGCCCACTCTTCTTGAAAAGACATCGCGCCGCCGGTACTACTAACAGCCTGAATGTTTTGCGACCACAGAACCAGTGTGTCTAGCTCCCCTTCAGTAATAACAACCGTCTCATCCGATAACTTATCGAACCCATACAACGTCACCTTGCCACCGGAGTCATACATATACTTCGGCTTGCGCTCGTCCTGGGGGTCACGGCGATACTTCGCATGAGTCTCACTGTAGGGGATTTTGATACAGTCACCCATCAAGGGGTGATTGTGAATAGTCACATTAAACTGGTTAATAACTTCAGGGGTTATGCCCCGTCGATGGAGCCAGTCCATCATGTGATTATTCGATTTCATACTAGGAATAATACCATACACAAAAAGCCACCGGTTATGGTGGCCTGTGGATAGTGGTTACAAATCGTTTATAATCTGATAAACTCTAGCGCGACTAATCTTAAACTCCTTCGCTAGTTCAGTGGCGCCGATGCCATCCACTAAGTATTTGCGGGCGATCTGTTCGTTGCGCCCTTTGATTGTTCGCCTTTCTTCTCGTTCCATCCGTTGCCGTTCGTCGCGCATCTGGCGCAGTTCCAGCAAGGATGGTTTGTTTATATCTAATTCCATAATGTTGCTGGGGGTAAATTAGCTCATCCCCCTTATTTAAAATGTTGCATGACCCACCTCTGCCGGGTTGTGGCGACTTGTTTTGGGTTGGCCCCATATCGGTGCAATATGACCCACCTCTGCCGGGCTTTGCGGTCCAGGGGTTGCCATGCAACCGTGCGACCCACTGGTTAAGACAGTGCGTGCGTGCCTTTGCTTGATCGGACAAACAAAAAAGCACTATAATTTCTTATAGTGCTATTTCTGCTGTGCGCTATGCGCTGTGCTGTTTTAGCTGTTTAGTTGATGAGTATCATCTTTCCAGTAGGTTTTACTCATAGTTATGACCTTGTTCTTGTCGTACCAGTTCAATTGGCACTGGTTGCCGTCAAAAGCAAGTGAGAAAATTGTTTTATTGCCGCTTTTCATTTCGGCAATGACAAAACTTTCGCCACCTTTACCGACCACACGGCCGCCTTTGTCACTTGTGAGTTCTGCGTATAGTTTAGCCATGATAGTTTCGATTATCGACGCTAGTAACTTCTACTAAGTCATGCGCGGTCGTTTCGGGCGGTAACACAATGAAGGGTGTTTTTTGCCCTTGCACTGTGCGCATAAACTCAATCATTGCTTTTTGCCCCGCCTTGGATTGGCTATTTTTGATAGTCGCCTGTCCGGTTGGGGTTAGGATGGTTATGGTCATGTTTATTATTTATTACTTATTAATGCACGTCTAAGCGGTTCACCGGGTTAGGGTTCGCTTGTAGTGCTGTAAATTGTCAAGGTGCAATTCGTGACTAATGTCACGTATATAACCGGCTACTCATAACCGGCTATAACGTAAAACTAGGCAATTTTACCGTCTGTGGTAAAGTCGTATTCATTGGCTTCTATTGTTTCAATAATTGCTTCGTCGCTTGTGAGGTGCTCATAATCAGATTGCAGTAAAGCCAAAATGTCTCTAGCTAACTCCTCTTTGTATTCGTCGCGTAACTCGACCATTCTATCGTCGCACGCTTGCAGGTCTAATGAGATACTATCCATGTCGCGCGATTCTTTAGTCCAACTGTCTGCCTCTTTTTCGTATTCGTTATATTCTTTTTCAACAGCTTCTAGCGCGTCTAAAAAAGACTTACTAGTTTTATATGTATCGCACTTATTGCCGTGGTTATCCACAATATAGCGCGCTGTCTCCTCTGCACTGCTAGAGAAGTCAATACGACACTCTTGCTGGTATAAATCGAACTCCTTTAATTCAATAGCCGAGTCATCATTGATATACTCCCACCAATCATAATCTACGTTTATGTCACGTAAATTATCAATGGCTTTTTCTTTTTGTTCGTCCGTTAGTTCGTTGAATTTATAGACGTTGTAAGTTCGTGTTTCCATATTATTTCTTTAGTGCTTCTAATAATCGTTTGTCGCGGGCAATGCGCGCGTGCTTTTGGCGCGTTTCGCCTAGCGATAGGCGCTTGCGCTTCTTACCAGTGCACTTGAAGGCGCCTTGGTATTCGCCGTCTTTGAATATTGGTGTTTTTTTCATGGTGTTATTTTGGGTTTACAAATTGATTGTGAATAATATTCTCCGCTTCAAGCAATGCGCGCATTGCTTGCGCGTGGGTTACGTTCTGTTCATTTTGGTATGGGTCGATGAAATCTTCGTTGGCTATTTCATCCTTTGCGTTGTTGATAGCCTGCATGAGCACGCTATATTGTAGGTC